GTAGAAAACTTTTGTAATCTTTCTAACAAAGTAAATCTAGCACCAGGTCTTAAATAATGAAAGTTAATACCTACAAATCCACCTGGTATTCTATCAATAGGTAACACTAGAGGAAATGTATCATAATATGGTAATGTCTTTTTATATTTAGGGTCATAAAAGAACATATTTAAACGACCTACACTAGGTCTGCCGTTTAATCTACCTTGACTCATTAATCTTCTTGCTGATACTCTATCTGCAATTGAAGCAACTGCGTTTCTGTACCAGGCTGTGCCTTTTCTGACACCTGCGGCTTTATCAACTAAAGGATCTAATATACTAGGCATATGCTATATTTATGCTTAAAAAAGGGCACTTTAGTTACCTAAAGCGCCCTTAAAGTATGTACTACCAAGAGAGAGAGTCTTACTCGTCCTCTGCTAATTTACTAAAATATGACATTGTATCGTCATCATCACTAGCAACTGGCGAGTTTGTACTACTTTTTACTGAACCATTTTGTTGAGGCGGGAGGTCTGCAACAGCAACGGTTTCAGTTTTTCTAGCACCCGATAACACCCTATTCAGCTTCTCTTTGAGTTCCTCATAGGTTTTAAAATTATCAGCCGCTAAAAACGGTTTTAAAGCGTGTTGTGATGTCCAGACCGTTTTGATCTTTTCATCATTATCAGCAAGTGCTGACACACTTTCAAATTCAGATTTGTCATAGTTCCAATAACCATCAACTTTTCTGATTTTTAATTTAAAGTTTGCACCTTTCCAGAAGTCAAACGGATTGATTGCCGCCTCGTCTTCAAAAGCAGGTTGCATTGCTTCAGTTATCTTATCAAATATCTTTTTACCAAATTTGTATAAGAACACTTTGCCTTCGTTCTCTGGATGTTTAGGATCAGACACCACTAGAATATTTGAGTAGTAAGATAATTTTCTTTTTCTCTTTCTAGCAATTTCTTTATCACTATCAACACCTGTATTCCAAAGTCTTGTGTTTTCTTCACTAACAGGATCTTTTTGATTAAGAGTTGTTAATGAGTTCTCAATATACCAACCACCTGTTCCTTGGAAAGCGTGAGACCATACTCTTTGCCAAGGCAAGTCTTCGCCTTCAACAGCAGGTAAAAATCTAATAACAGCATAACCGTTACCAGTTTTGTCTAACTCTGGTTTCCAAAATCTGTCGTCTTGGTATTTGTTCTTGTTTGATTGATCCTCAGGATTGAGGTTTGATTCAAGTGCCTTTGTAAGTTTATCAAAATTACTTGATGATGATTTTAATGTTTCAAAATCCATATTCGTATTCTCCTTATTATTATATTCGTTGTATTTGTATATTCCTGTTTAATCGGAATGTATTATTATTTAGTAGAGTTTTTCTTCCACTTTTCATAATCTTTTCGCCATTCACTAGCAGATTTACAAGGATTAGGTAATGACTTGTTAATCATATATTGTCTAATCTTGTGAGAAGTGCTATCAACCCAATTCAATATTGTATATATTATTCCGTCTAACATAATTTCATTATAACACTATTCAAGCATATTGTCAAGCGTGGTATAATCAATATACTTAATATTCTTCTCATTTGCCCATTCGTCTGGTATTGTACTAATAGGGTCTGAACCATCGCCTCCGTTTGGATTTACCTTGTAGAAAGTGATGTTTTGATGTTCTTTTACTAGTTCTAACCATTGTCTAATCCAGTTCTCACTAGGTGTCTTGTGTGCCTCTTTTAGACCATAATGTTTTGTGTCTTTGTAGATATTGTTCAGTTTGTCATTATGACTTTCTAAATCGTGTCCTAATAGAAATACCTCATCTGGATTGTTATCTTGTACTGCGAAATAACCTGAAGTAGGACCTGCCGCCCAACCTCTATCTTTAGTATCGCCTGATTTTGTAATCATATAATCATTTACTGATCTAACTTTATCATCTTCGGTAACCCAACTTACATTTATAGATGTATGATTAACTTTCTTTTCTTCTCTAGTTTTATTCTTTTTTAATATCTCTACTACACCTGCTAAATTAGAACCGTGTAATACAAATTCTTTGCGATCACCTCGTTCATTTGAATTGATTACATTTTCTTTCTTAATTAAATCGTAATCTTGGTCTGAATAGTTTTGTCCTGCATATAATAATTGTTCGTACATTTCTCCAGGCATTGTACTCCAATCCCTAAACACACACTTATTGTCTTGTGCATAACCTGAATTGTATATCTCGTGCATTATGCCCATATCAACTGCTGTGATAACATCTGGTGTAAAATCTCTATACAAAGCATTACATCCATATATCTTGCCGTGTGATCTTAATGTTTCTAAATTAAAATCTTTACGACTTTCACCGTTACCAATACAGAATACTCTACCACCCATACTTCTTCCAAAACTCTCTTACTTTTGTATAACTTCTATTGAAAGTACCTGCTAATAATAATTGATTCATCATATATTCTTTTTCAAATTTTTTATCATCTCTAATCTCAACTTGTGTAAAATCAGGTTCTTCTTTGGGTATTAATATGAATTGTGCAAGAGGTGTTCCTGCTTTTAATATAATTTCTTGTTCATCATCAACACAATGCCAATACATAGGAATTGTTCCTACACCAGCAGGTCCTAAATGAGGATCAAGTACACCTGACATAGTTGTAAATCTATTATCATCTAACATAAATGGATGTGTTTGTAATAGTTTATATCCTTTAGGTATTCTTGCTTGCCAAGGTAAATTAATCTTAATTATTTTTTGCATTGTATCTTTTGGCCAGTTTTCAAAGAAAGGATAAAATGCGTGTGTCAAATGTTTTGATACAATAGGTTCTCCTTGTGATTGAAAAGGTACATCAAATTTAATATCTTCACCATTACCTATTGTTTGTATTTTTACATCTTGGTGCAATCTCATTATCCAACCTGTGTTTTGTACCATTTGAAGTGCTGGACATTTTGCTGTATGTCTTTCTTCGTTATCTTTACTCTTTTGTCCTGGCAATAGTTTAGGTGCCTCGTAATCTCGTCTATGTGGCGCTGATATAGAACCATTTGTTTTCATATCTTGTACTGCCTTTGTAATCCAAGAGTGTTTGTATTCAGACGCTCTTATGATTGGCATAACTTCTTCTACACCAGGCATAGTACAAATAAACTCTAATTTAGGTTTTGTTTTATCTAATCCACCTGCTAATTTATCAAGCATTTTTTATTACCTCTTTCATTATTAATTTACATTCAGTTATATTATATTTTATAAAAGGTTTCAACTTGGCAACCTTATGTGCGATTTTAGGCCATACAATATTCTCTTTAATTTCCTTATTCCAATTTTTGATAAACGATAAGATTTCGTCAAGCACAACGAAGGATTGGAAAGACGCTCTCCTTTGAATAAGTAAGCGTAAAAGTCGTGGATGTTGTCCATTATGGCAAACGAAACCATCATCAAAAGAAAGACGCTTACTGCTAAAGTCATTAAGAATATTAACAAAGTCGTTTCTAAAATGAAATTTAAAGTTGTCTTTAACTTTTTTATAATTAAGATATATCTCTCGTCCATCATTTTCTAATAGGTTACCAATCCAGTTTTTATCTTTGTCAATAAAATTTGCAACAAAGAAATCAAGTATTTCATCTTGTTTATATTTTGTGCTAAGTTTATGAAAAAAATATCTATCATTTCTTTTTGTAAATGTATCTAGTTTTATATTTACTTTACCATCATAGTCAAAATAATTATAGTTGGTAGTAAAATGTAATTTAACTGCCATATAGACTCTAAAAACATCAAACCCTCCATACATATTCTTTACTCGTTATTTTGTTCACAACCTATATCGTACCAATAACTTAAAACTGCTACTATAACACCTAATCCTATTATACCCCATAGACCTTTATCCCATTCTACAAATAAGATGTGATATAGCATCTCCAGTCCGTTCATACAGGTAACGTGCCACCTTTCTTTTCTTTTAACATTTTAAGGTTGACTGCCTCGTTTTTAACTTTTT